TGCTGAAGTAGTCAAGCACTACCAATTAAAAGCTATTGAGCAAGATAAATCAGTCAAGAAGATTCTGGAGGAGGTTTTGATTAAAGCGGCTAAGATTGGAGAATAGATTACTTTATACCCTAAATGGTATGATATATCGGTTATTAACTATAATTATACCCTATAAGGTATTATAAGTCATTCAAATAAAATGAATAAAAGTCAAATCATAGAAGCTATCTACAAAGACAAATCCTACATAAACATTTGTAAGCAGATTTGTAGCACGGGTAACTACTATGATTACTCAGATTTATTTCACGAAGTTATTTTAATTTTACTTGAAAAGCCAGACCAAGAGATAGTAACTGCATACGAGGCTAAGTTTATAAAGTTTCTATTCGTCAGAATCAGCAACAACCAATATCGAAGCAAGACATCGTACTTTCACAAGAAGTACAGAGGCTTGCTAAAAACTACCGAGTTAACAGATTTTGAATGCGAAGATGAAAAGAATCTAAGCGAGGAGGGATTTAACCACCTTGTTCAAAATATCACTACCCACCTAAACACGCTAAACGACTACGACAAGAATCTATTTGGCGTTTGGCTTAACTTAGGGTTAAGTAGTGCAGAAGTAAGTCGGGCAACAGGCATCGACCAACAGAACGTGAGCAAAAAAATACTTAAAATCAGAAAAGAATTAGCAGAAAAATATGGAACAGATTATTTTAATATTTTCGATTAGTGCCGCAGGATTTGTAATCAGCGAATTATTCATTGGTGTATGGTTAAAACTCTTTAAAGAGATGCCTACTAAGCCTCTTAGCTGCGGTTATTGTCTTAGCTTTTGGATGGGGTTATATGTATTCTTCGAACCTACCTACAACTGCTTACTACTTGCTTGTCTTTGTGCGGTAGTTAATTCATTTATCTTCAAACAACTAAACAAATGATAGAACACCTATTACCAAAATGGGAAGTTTATAAAAAAGACTGCTATTCTCAATTCACGAACTTAGACTTGGAAGTCTTAAAAGAGTACCACGCTAAACACTTTGGATTTGCTTTCAGAAATATGGGTTGCGCAAGTTGCATCAACGAATTGATAAAAAGCGTTTTTAAGCACTATGAGCAATCGAACGAACCTCAACCAATAGAAACTACACAACAACCAACAATAAGACATAGGAGAAGAAGAAAATGATTAAAATCAAACACTCTGGTAATGCGGGAGATATTATCTATTCACTAAATGCGGTAAGGTCGGCAAGTTTACTTCACGATGAGAAAGTAGTCTTGTTCTTAAAGTTAGATGTGCCTATCCAACTACATCCAAGTTTTAAGCATCCGCTTGGAGGAGTTATGCTGAACAAGTATATGTTTGATAATTTGAAGCCTTTACTACTTGAATGCGAATTTATCTACGATGTCTTACCTTACACTAATCAAAAGGTAGATTACGACTTTGACAAGTTTAGGGAAGTCGGATTTAATTTAGGCGCAGGAGATATTAAGAAGTGGTACTTGTACGCTTATCCAGAACTTAAAGAGCATTACTATAATTTGGAATATATATTCAATATATGCACTTATGAATGGCTAATTAAAAGCAAATATGCTAAAGAAAATTATATAGTTGTAAATCGTTCAGAGCGATATAACAACGGGCAATTAGATTATTCTATTCTAAATCAAGTTAAGTATCCGATTTACTTTGTAGGCACGGAAATCGAATATCAGCTAATGAAGGCAAAAGTTGAAAAATTAGAATATGTTAAGCATCTTAATTTTTTAGACCTAAAAAACTTTATTTCAAACTCATCTCTATTTATCGGCAATCAATCAATGTGTTATGCAATAGCTGAGCAATGCTGTGCGATTAGACTACTTGAAGTTTACTTTGGCTGCCCGAATGTAATTACAAAAGGATTTGAGATGTTTAATCAAGAAGGATTTAAGTATGCTTTAAAACACTTAAATTTAATATGAGAATACTATTAGTTTGCCCGCAAAATGTTACAGGGGTTGAGTATCACAGAATTCTCATCCCACATTGCCAATACGAACAAGTTACTGCCATACCTTCAATTGACCATCAGCCAGATTCATTCTTCCACGATTATGATTTAATAGTTTCAAGTTCAGTCATCAGTAAATTAGGCAATCAAGAACTACTTTGGAAGCAACTTAAAAGAATAGGTATCCCCGTAGTAATAGATAGAGATGACACTTGGGTTCTACCTCATAGTCATCCGATGTTTAATGAATGGAAAAGAGGTCAAAGAGCCGAACACATTCTTTACAACTTAAAGCAAGCTACCTTAGTAACTACTACTACTGATTACTTAGCTAACATAATCGGTAACTTTAACAAAAACGTAGAAGTCTTACCTAATGGAATAGACTTTGAGCAACCACAATTCAAAGTAGACGACAAGGTAAGGGAGTTCAAATCCCCAGATATGATTCACATTGGATGGAGTGGTTCAATAACCCACAAACAAGACGTTGAACTCTTAGACACTCCATTTTACGAACTATTGCACGACCAAGACTTAATAGATAAATACAGACTAATATTATCAGGTTATGTGGAAAAAGACCCGACTTGGGATTATTATGAAAAAGTCTTTACCTCAAATTGGAAGATAGACGTAAACCAATACGCAAGAATAAACGCTATGGATGTAAACACCTATGCAAGTGCTTACGATGCTATGGACATCGGACTAATTCCGTTAAGACATACAGAGTTTAACATTTGTAAATCAAACCTCAAGATGTTAGAAATGGGTGCAAAAGGTTTAGCAGTCATAGTAAGTCAAAACCCTGTTTATCAAAATATAGGACTAAATAATAAAAATTGTATATTTGTAGAGAAGAAAGATTGGTATCGAGCAATGAAGAAACTTATTAATAATGAGGAACTAAGAACAGAACTTGCGACCAATCTCTACAACGAAGTTAAAGACAATTGGAACATCGAAAAGTTAAACCTAAAAAGAACCGAAGTTTATAAAAATCTATTAAAGTAAGTTATGCATCCTAAAAGAATATTTAAAACTCCAGAAGAACTTTATGATAAGTTTAAAGAGTACAAAGAATCCTTAATAGAAGAAGCTAAGAAATGGCCTAAAGTACAATATGTAGGTAAAGATGGAAACAGAGTAGTAGATTATCCTAAGTTACCTCTAACATTAGAAGGTTTTGAAGTTTATTGCTACAATACGGTAGGACAAATTGATAGCTATTTTAAAAATGTGCAAGGCTATTATGATGACTTTTTACCTATCTGTTCGCAAGTGAAGAAAGAAATCAGACAAGACCAAATAACAGGAGGACTGCTTGGTAATTACAATCCATCTATCACTCAACGCCTTAACGGACTAACAGAGAAGACCGAAACCAAAGTTGAGATAAGTGATGCGCCAGATTGGCTCAAAGGAGAAATTAAATAAAAACAACAACTTAAATAAAATGAATAACCAATTACTCAGGATATTAATCCTACTTACCGCCATTCAAATAAATTTCGCTTGCAAAAAAGCAGATGAAGAACATTGCAATATGGTTAGAGTTGAGATATACTCTTCACGCAATTACGTTTTAGTTGACAATGTACAAGTTCTAACTCCTGCTTTGTTTTATTGGAAAGTAGGCAAAAAGGTTGAGTTAAGCGCATTAGGTTCGTGGGACAGAGATTTAGTTAAAATATCTGTTTTTAAAGAATTGATTAAAGATACAACCTTTGAAAATTTTGGGCAAGTGAAAGTTGTTTATGAAGTTCAACCCTAACTTAGTATTCATAGAAGATAGCTTTAAGAATCAAGGCAAACGTATTGCAGTCTTACAAGGCGGTGCAAGGTCTGGGAAGACTTTTTCTGCCTTACAATGGATTATTCGAACTGCAACTACTTACAAAGGTTTGACGTACTCGATAGTCCGTAAGACTTTACCCGCACTCAAGACAAGTGCAATGCGTGATTTCTTTGAGATACTTAAAGAGGTGGGTTTGTACGAAGAAAAATACCATAACAAGAGCGAGAACACCTATACACTTAATGGGAATCTAATTGAATTCTTCAGTACCGATGATGCGCAAAAGATACGAGGTCGAAAGAGGAACGTGCTATTCTGCAACGAAGGAAACGAACTTGAGTTGGAAGATTGGAGGCAATTAGTTTTAAGGACAACGGGCAAGATAATAATCGACTACAACCCTTCAGACTTTGAGCATTGGATTTACGACCAAGTAATCCCAAGAGAGGATGCAGGACTACTCATCACAACTTATAAGGACAATCCACACTTACCCGATTCGCTTAAGAGGGAGATAGAAAATTTAGCATCCGTAGACCCTGAGTATTGGAAGATATTTGGTTTAGGGCAAAGAGGGCAATTAGTAGGTTTAGTCTTCAACAATTGGAGTGAAGGAGTTGTAATTCCCGAAGGTGCAAAGTTTATCGGGTTCGGATTAGATTGGGGATTCACAAACGACCCAAGTGCAGTCGTAGGAGTTTGGAAGAGAGATGATACTCTATATGTCAAAGAACACCTTTACGAGAGAGGACTAACCAACCAAGACATAAGTTCAAGACTAAAAGACTTTGCCACAAATAGGGATGAGTTCTTTGCTGATAGTGCCGAGCCAAAATCAATAGAGGAAGTCTATCGAATGGGATGGAACATTAAACCAACTCAAAAAGGCAAGGATTCGATTCTCAACTCAATCGACATCTTACGAAGATTTAAGATAGTTTTAATTGGCTCAAACTTGACCAGAGAGTTCAAGACCTACAAATGGAAGCAAGACAAGGCAGGTAAATTAATTAACGAGCCTATCGACTTTAACAATCACTTAATAGACGCACTACGCTACCTTGCACTAATGAAGCTAAACGAGAATCGAAAAGGCAAGTATGTTACTATGAGAGGGTAGTTTTATATTTTAGATTATGCGAATCAAACAGGCTTACTTTAATTTAACGTTACGGAAGTTTATCGAATTAAACCAAATCCCCAAAGAAGATTGGCTTGAGAGGCTAATGTTTGTTTACCCGAACGCATCGAGCGAAAAGTTAAAAGACTTAGGTGCTTTGTATCAAGAATTATTGGATGCTGAAAATACACTACCAAAAGCAAAGATTTCAAAGTTCTATCGAGTAGGGTGGAATTGGTACTATCTAAACACAAGATTGAGTTCAATTCGTGCAGACCAATTTATCGACCTTGCACACTTTGCAGGGAAGGATGAACCCGCAGACGAGATACATAACATCTTAGCTATTTTCCTCATCCCTGTTAAATCGTTCTTTGGCGAATGGTTGTATAATGGCTCAATCCATAAAGAAGTGGCTAAAGACCTTTTAAAGATGAAGTTAAAAGATGCTACTCCGATAATGGTTTTTTTTTGCAATTATTTAGAGAAATTATCTCAAGCTATCCCAACCTATTTAATGGGCAAGTTGGAGAAGTTAAATCTTTCTACAAAAAGTGGGGATGGATTGCCACAATAAATAATTTAGCAGGAGGAGATAAGACTAAATGGGATTACTTTTTTAAGATGGGAGTTGTTGAGTTTTTAAATTTAGTTACCTTTCAAATAGACGAAGCAGATGGACTATAAATCATTACTTGGTAACTTAGGAACGGATGCGAGTAGCTTGCAAGAGATTAGCTTTGACACCACAATAGGGCAGAGCCTCTACGAGTTGGCTACTAACATTAGTCAGGTAATGAAGTCTAACTTAATCGAGGCTAATTCAAGTAACGCAAGCAGCACACTTCTTCAATCTATTATCGCAGTTCCAACCGTCAAACGTGGGAAGAACTATTTAGTAGTTATCAACGGAAACGACTACGCTGCCTTTGTTGATAGAGGGGTAAGTGGAACAAGACGAAAATATAACTCTCCATTCTCGTTCAAAAAAGAAACCGTTAGTCCAGACTTTCAAAAGTCTTTGATGAAGTGGATTAGTAAAGTTGGAATCCCAATCGAATCGAGATACTCGCAAACAAGGGACTTGACTAAGAGCCAAAGAAAAAAAGCCCAGATAGACGAGAAGAGTAAAATGGCTTACGCTATGGGAGTGTCTATAAAACGCAAAGGTATCGAGCCGACTTTATTTATTCAGAACGCAATATCAGAGCAAGTAATAAACGATTACGCACAAGCACTTAGTCAAGCATTAGGTAGACAGATTGTAACGGTGATGGCAAATAATATTAAACAATGGCAATAACTTTCATAACAAGTCCGAACGATTGGCAGAACGCCTATAATGAAATCGTATTCAATGTGAGTTCGAATAACTCTACACAACCTAACTTTCAGTTTTTAGTTGACGTGAACGTGAGCGGGCAGACTAATCCCGTTGCAAGGTTGACTTATCCTAAACAAGTAGGGGTAGGAACGATTAATTTAGACGTAGCTAACGTGATAAAAGACTACGTTACCTATGACTTTGGTTCATTTAACGTAAGTGGGGTGCTAAGTTGTAATAACTCAGTAGCAAAATTCTGGCTACAATTCGGGGAGATATACGATAACGTGAGCGGAGTGCCTGTGATTTACCCAAACTTAGCGCAATACGGAACAAGTGGAACTCCTAAGAATAGTTCTAACGCAATCTTTGACTTCTTAGATTGGAGCAAAACTGCATTTACTTCTAAGCAGTTGTTACTTGCAGGGACAAACGTAGACCAAGCATTAAATCAGACTACGTTTACTGATAAGATAAAACAAAACCAACAAAGATTCTTGACCTTTTTTACCTCTAATTTATCAACTCAATTTGTCGGAGTTAAGACATACAACGAATCTAATGTAGAACTTTATACTAATTTTGCCGAGTTACCGATTACGTTAGGGATAAGAAGTATAAACGTAGGCTATTCTTTATTGACTGCTTTAGGAGTTACTAACTTAGATAACGTAGCTTACTATATCTTTTACATAGGGGAGAATTTCGATGCTTACAAAAGGCGAATCGATATCGACAAGACTTGCTCAAAGTACCAGACTTATAGACTTCATTGGTTGAACAACTTAGGAGGATTTGATTCGTTTAACTTTACTAAGGTTAGTAAAGAATCAGTCGAGATAGAGAGGAAGCAGTTTAAGAAGTTCCAACAACTTAACTATGCTAAGACAGATAGATTAAAAACAAACTACTTTACCAAGTTTAGTGAAAACATCGAGTTAAACTCTGACTTGCTTACGGATGCCGAATGGGAAGGTTTAAGAGAATTGATACTTAGTCCTGTTGTTATGCTTGAGGTAGATAGAAGCACTTATTACCCTGTTAATATTTTGGAAACAAACTACCCTATCAATAAGGTGGTAAACGAAACTCGCCCAACTTCATTAGTGATTAACATTCAATATACCTTTGACAATTATCGTCAGTCATTATGATAGAACTTAAAATATATCAATACAACGTAAGCGGTTCGGTAGTTAAGGCATTTGATGTAGACCTCTACGACAATGTTCCGATGCCTGTGAATAAGTCGATTGTTGACATTAAAGAACCAGAGCAAAGAAAGTCTGACTACTCACTATCGATTCGCATCCCTGCAACGGCAAAGAATAGAAGCATCTTCTCGGACATTGACAATCTAAACCGAGCGACTATAAATACAAGTTCAACCAACTTCACTCCCGACTTTAACGCTAATTTAAAAGCAGAAGCAATCATTCTCAATAATGGAGTTGAGCAGATGAGAGGCTACTTACAACTTACTGAAGTTCCAATTACAGACCGAGACATCGAGTACGAGATAATCATCATTGGTAAGTTGGCTAATTTGTTTCAAGACTTGGGTGAGTCTTTATTGACCGACTTAGACCTTAGTCAATTCGACCATCCGTGGAGTACCTTTTGGATAGCTAATAGTTGGGCAAACTATATAAGAAAAAACGGAAGTGCCTACACGAACTTTGATGTCAGCGGTAATCCAAATGGCGAGGGTTATGTTTATCCACTCATAGACAACGGAAGCAGCACGGCAAATCAGGAAATAGAATACACCTTAGAAAAGGCAATGTATCCTTCAATCTACGTCAAGCAATTAGTAGATTCAATCTTTGCAAGTCAAGGCTACCGCTATCAATCAGACTTTTTTAATTCGATTGAGTTCAAAAGATTAGTCGTTCCATTTACGAGTGGTAAGTTCATAATGACTGAACAAGAAGTTGACGACAGAACTTGGGAGGTAACGAATAGCGCAGTTGTTACTTATGTGGACTCTGGAGTTTTTCCTCCCCAAGTATCAGATGTTAATAAATTTAACTTTAATACTATCACCAAAGACACCGTTCCATCGGGAGCAGATACAGCTAATGATTGGGTTCAAATTGCAAGCGGTAATAATGGAAAGTATCGAGTAGGTTTACAAGGCGATGTTATTATTAGAAATGTTAGTGGTGGCGCATTTTCTCAATTAGTTACATTAAGATTTAATGTAATACGAGAACGAAGTAGCACAAGATTATTAGTTGATTCCTTTGATACCTTATATACTTTTAATACAACTCCAAATGGAACAGGAATAACTAAGTCTATAAACTTTGGCTCAAAAGAATTTGATGTTATTAACTCAGATAAAGTTTATATCGAGTTGTATTGGATAATGACAAATACAGGTGCAGAGGATGTTGAAGTAGAGGTTCAGTCTAATTTTGGATTTTATTCTTCTCCTGCATCAACTTATAACGAGGGTCAAACTATATCAATCAACGCAGCACTCCCACAAGAGATAAAGCAAGCAGACTTCTTAAGCTATCTATTTAAGATGTTTAACCTTTACATAGTACCAGATAAGATAGACGCTAAGAAGTTAATAATTGAGCCGAGAGACACCTTCTACACAAATGATGTAGTAGACCTCACTAACTACTTAGATACTTCACGAGAGTTGCTTATTAAACCTATGGGAGTTCTTGACTTTAGAAAGTTAGAGATGACTTATAAAGAGGATAAAGACGAGTATAATAAGAAGTATCAAGATTTGTTCAGAGAGCCTTACTCGACTAAAATGGTCGAAGTCAATAATGACTTTTTAACTCAGACTAAAAAAGTAGAATTAGGTTTTAGTGCAACACCATTAGCAAACGCAAGCACTCACGATAGAATCTACTCTAAGATTAGGATGGAAGACCCACCTAAACAAGATGCTGATTTACCTTCGTTTAACATTCGCATTCTTTATTATGGTGGATTGGTAGCAACTTCGACAGGGTGGACTTTGAAAGACAACGCAGGATTGAATAATTATGTAGACTTTCCTTATGCGGGAATGCTCGATAGTTTAGCAACTCCTCAACTTGACTTGGGATGGGCAATGCCTAAAGCGATTAACTACGGATTAGGAAATACGACCTACACCAATGGGAATTTATACAATAGATTCTGGCGCAAGACAATCGAAGAGATTACCGATAAAGATTCAAAGTTAGTAGGCGGTTATTTTCATTTGACCGAGAATCAATTTGCTAACTTAGACTTTAGAAAATTCTACCAAATTGACAAACAATTCTACCGACTTTACACTATTGAAAACGACTTGACAAATAACGAGCCTTGCAGACTTGAGTTCTTAAAATTAAAAGTAGCACCTCCGTTTATCCTTCAATCAGGTAGTGGTAATGGTGGAGGCGGTGCAGTAATCGACAATGAAGATATGCCAATGTTCACAACTAAGGACAATGGATTAATCTTTACAGACGAGAAAAGAAGACAGACAACCGTTCAAGGTTATGATGACGGCAATACTCATTTCTTGCCTTTCAGCGAAGAGGTCGCATTTATAGAAGATAGCGAGGATGTTATTCTTCCAGATGCGAATCAGCAACTATTAGATGGAGTTCAGCCCATTATCAGAATAAAGAACATCAATGGCGGTTCGGTTAAATTGTACCCAATCGAAGTAGGGCAAACAATAAATAGTTCAAGTAGCTTTACTTTACAGAACCACCATACAATTGAATTAATGGCGTATAAAGGTAAGTGGCAAGTAATGGTAATAGTAAATACAGGAGGGTCATAAATGAACGAACTAATAAAGAATTTTAGCGAGATTAGACACATTAAAGAATTACTAAGTGATTCGGATTTTATAAATCTATTAAAAGAAATTGAACAATGATAAACGATATTTTAATTGCGATTGGAGTTAAAACGGGTAATTCCGAAGCCGAATTAAACGACCTCGAAAAGAGTTTAGATAAGACAGGCAAGAGTGCTAAAGAAGCGAAAAAGCAAGTAAACGACTTTGATAAATCAATCGATAATATTCCTGGCAGCGCAGGTCAAGCGGCAAAAGGAGTAAAAGACTTATTCAATAGTTTTAAAATACTAATTGCAACTCCAATCGGGATAGCTATTACCGCAGTAGTAGCAGCGTTAGGTGCTTTGTATGCCATCTTTAAAGACTTCGCTCCATTGGCTGATTTGATTACTGATAAATTTGCGATGTTAGGAGGTGCTTTTAGAGGCTTACAAACGGCAGTTTATAACTTTACGCAAGGTTTAGGGTTCAGCACTAAGGCAATAGGAGAACAAGCCGCAGCCGCAGAACAAGCCTCTAAGATGTTAAGAGATTATGAAGACAATCTTAGCGCATTTAATTTAAAGCAAGCCCAATATGAGGCTCAAATTGACAAGTTATTAAAGCAAGCTAAGAATAAATCTATCAGCGAGAAGGAGGCAAATGAATTAATCAAAGAAGCAACAAGACTTCAGAACCTTCAAATAGAAGACTTAAAAAGAAACCAGAGAGAGGAGACTGCAATCTTAGTTCAGAAAGCAAAAGCGGCAGGGGCAACTTATCAACAAATCTTAGCTATTCAAAAAGGTGCAACTATCGAAAGTTTAAATAACGTAAATGATGCGGCAGACGATGAACTTAAGGCTCTTCAAGAAAACTACACTAAGCGAGTGCAAGCATTAGGTAACTTGGAAGAAAAGAGAGAGAAAATAAATAACGCAAGCGCAATCATAGACGAGAAGAGAAAAGCTAAAGAAGAGAAAGCAATAGCCGACTTACAAAAGAAAAAAGAAGATGCGCTAAAGGCAGAAGAAGAAGCGAAAAAGAAAAAAGAAATCTTCGATAAAGATAACGAAGAACGGGCTAAAGAGAGAAGAGAAAAAGAAAAAGCACAAGAAGAAAACGATAGGCTAAGAAAAAAGTCCTTAATCGAATCAGACCGTGAAGAGTACGCTGCTAACATTGAGGATTTAAAATCTATCAAAGACGATGAACTATTATCTGAACAAGAACGATTTGCAGCCATTGACGAACTAAATAAAAAAGGAGTTATTTCAGCACAACAAGCGGCAGATGCAAAGGTTGCTATTTTCAATGCAGAATCACAAGCGAGAATAGATACTATTGCAGCTATTGGAGATGCTTTAGCGGGGTTTAGTATGTTAGCGAAAGAACAATCGGTTGAGGCTAAAGCGTTAGCGACTGCCAATGCTTTAATTAATACTTACCTTGCAGCAAACCAAGTGTTAGCAGATAAGACACTTCCAACGGTTGCCAAAGCATTTGCCGTAGCGGGAATAGTTGCAGCGGGTTTAGCTAATGTTAGGAAGATAAATTCAATCGACCCAACTGCACCAAGTGGCGGTGGAGGTGGCGGTGGAACTCCAAGTCTTCCTCCTGTTATCAGACCTTCATCTTCATTCACTCGATTAGGTAATGAAGAGCCAATAAGGACAACTAACGAAGGCGGCAAGGTAAGAGTATTTGTAACTGAATCAGACATCACCAACGCTCAAGAAAAGGTAAATAGCATCAAAACGAAAGCGACAATTCAATAATACTAAAACTCAATAATTTATATTTAAGTTTATGAACTTACCATTGTTTGAATTAACAATTGATGACAACGAAGAGAGCGGAGTAGATTTTATTGCTTTGGTTAAAAGTCCTGCTATCGAATTAGAGTGGCAAGCCTTTAATGCTGAAGTGAAAATTATAGTTTGTAAAAATTGCGGACATAGTTGGGACATCTCAGAAGGTGGAGATAAACCTTATATGTGTAAGTGCGGAACTGACAACGAGGAATTTATTATCGAACCAAAACCAAACGAAAGTTCAAATGACTTTATGAGCCGTTGTATAGCGACTGAGATAGACAATGGATATAGTCAAGACCAAGCCGCAGCTATTTGTTATTCAAAACTAAATAAAGACAAGTTCGATAGTTATTCAGACTATCCAGAGGCAGCAAAAGAGAACGCTAAAATAGCCCTAAGATATGCAGAAGAGAACGGATGGGGAGATTGTGGAACTGAAGTCGGAAAAGCAAGAGCAAATCAATTGGCAAAAGGCGAACCAATAAGTAGAGATACAATCGCAAGAATGGCAGCATTTGAACGCCATAGACAGAACTCACAAAAAGAATTAGGAGATGGATGCGGAAGATTGATGTGGTTAGCGTGGGGAGGAGATGCAGGAGTTGAATGGGCATCGAGAAAATTAAAAAGCATTGATAAAGAATCTAAGTTTGCGTTCAAAGCAGATAAGGAAAAGAAAATCATAAGTGGTGCGGCAATGATTCCAAACATTCCTATCTTAAGGAAGCGTGAAGATGGCTCACTTTATAACGTATTCTTTAAACCAGAAACGATAGAGAAAATAGTTGAGCGTTTTTTTAAACACGACTATACAAAGAATTTCAACAAGTCGCATAGTTCAGAAATTGCAGAAGGAGTTTACTTGATAGAATCTTTTATTATCAATTCTGAACGTGGAATTATGACTCCTAAAGGTTATGATAAAGTGCCTGACGGAACTTGGTGGATTTCTTGCAAAGTTGAGAACGAAGAAATTTGGCAAGACTTCATTAAGACAGGCGAGTTTAAAGGATTTTCGGTCGAGGGAATCTTTAAACATAGCAAGTCGCAAGACGATGAAATAGTTGAGGCGTTACTTGAATTAATTACTAATTAAAAAAATACTAATATTATACAATATGGAATTGAAAGATTTAATCAAAAAAAACCTACCCGCTTTGAAGAAAATTCTTTTCGAAGAAGATAAAGTTGAGGTGAAGATGGATGAAGCCAAACTAAGTGATGGCGTTACCATAGTTAAATGGGAAGGAGACCTTGCAATGGGTTCACCTCTTTATGTGATATCTGAAGAAGGCGTTACTCCTGCACCAGATGGAACTCACGAACTTGAAGATGGCAGAGTTATTGTATCTCAAGACGGACTAATTACTGAGGTTAAGACTAAAGAAGAAGAAGCAGAAGACGAGGGAGAAACTGAAATCGAGATTGAGAACTTTGCAAAAGTAGAAGATGTTAAAAGCATCGAGGTAAGACTTGAAGCTATTGAAGCAGATAGTACCGCTAAGACTTTAGTTGCTAAGTTCGAAGCCTTGAAAGCAGAGAATGACACCTTAAAAACAAGTCTTAAATTAATGTTTGAAGTGGTTGAAAAAATCAGCGGAGAACCAGAAGAAGTGGAAGTGATTGAGCCAGAGAATAAGGATAAGAAAAAACTTGACTTGTTCAATTCAATCGAAGAAGTATCAAAAATTTTAAACAAAAAATAAAAAAATTATGGCATTTAATGTAACAGGCTTATTAGCCTACACCAAACCAAACGAGCGTGAGTTAATGATTCAATCATTATTCACCGCTAAATCTATTCAGTTGGCAACTAAGATGCCAAACGTGAAATCTACAATGCAAGTAAACGTGATGGATACTGATGCAGTATTCCAAGCGGGAGCATCTTGCGGATGGAATGCAAGTGGTACAACCGTGTTCTCAAACAGAACTATGACCGTAGCACCTATTAAAGTTCAAGAGGCATTGTGTCCTAAAGACCTTGAAACAAAGTATCTTCAGTTGTTATTACCTTCGGGTTCAAATCCTAAGACCGTACCATTCGAAGAGCAATATGCTACTTTGAAAACAGGCTTAATCGCAGAGCAATTAGAAACTGCATTTTGGCAAGGTAACACTTCATCTGGTAATGGTAACTTAAACAAGTTCGATGGTGCTTTAAAAATCATTGATGCAGCAAGTGGAGTTATCGAAGCTAACGTAAGTGGTTTTATGACAGGCGCACCTTATAGCGTATCAGGTGGAATTACTCCTTCAAATGCTATCGCAATTATGCAAGGTATTTACAGAGCCATTCCTGTTGAATTGTTAGGTAAAGAAGATTTAAGAATCTTCGTAGGAATGAATACATTCAGAGCCTACCAAATGGCGTTAACAAACGCTAACTTGTTTCACTATAATACTGATGCGAGCAATGGTAGTTTTGAAATCGTTATACCGGGAACTAACTTGACCGTTGTAGGTGTTAATGGTTTAAATGGCACTAACAGAATTATTGCAATGAGAACTTCTAACTTATTCTTTGGTTGCGACATCGCTGATGAAGAGTACAAGTGGGAAATGTTCTACGCAGTTGAAGCTATGGAAGTACGTTGGAACGTAGAATTTAAAGCAGGCGTTCAGATTGCTTTACCAAACGAGATTGTTAAATTCACTTTAGCTTAGTAGTATATGCCTTGCGCAATAACATCAGGATTTACCATCGATTGCAAGGATGCAGTCGGTGGTCTTAAAAACATTTACTTAGCGACAGGCGTAAGTGGTTCAACTATTACCTCAAGCGTAAGTGGTGGAGTAAGCTTAGTTAGTGGTGTAACTTTTTACAAATACGAATTAATGCCACAAGGTGCAGATTCATTTGAAGAAGCTATACAATCTAATCCTGCAAACGGAACAATCTTCTACCAACAGACGGTAGTAGGTAACTTCCCTAAGATGAGTCAAACAAGCAGAAATAAGTTTCAAGCAATTGCACAAACTAAGCCTTTAGTTGTAATTGAGAAAAAGGATGGAACTTATTGGTTACTTGGACAAGTTTATGGATGTGAAGTTACGGCAGGAAGTCATTTATCAGGTAGTGCAATGGGAGATTTCAATGGTCAAACACTTACTTTAGTAGGTAATGAAGCCAACCCTGCTCAACAATTGACCTCGATAAATGCAATCACAGTAGGAGTTTAGTTGTTTTTTTTCATATTTAGTTGTTGGGAGAGCCACTTGGAGTAAAATCTGAGTGGCTTTTTTACTATCAACCCACTTATTTATATTTAAATATATGATTAACCTTAATTTTGGGAACAATAATGTAGCTTTGACTTTAAAAGAAAGCACTACAATATCAAATCCTAATTATTTATTTCAGTTTATCAATGCTACTTCACTTGAGGAAGTGGTTTTTATTGCCTCAGATACATCAAATTTCAAGGATAGGTATAACTTATTCGTTATCCAATTGGTTGCAAAAAACGCTATTAACTTGCTTAATGGGCAAATTTACCTAAACGATAATGGCTATTGGACTTATAACATCTATCAGCAAGCAAGTCCTACTAATTTAAACTTAGAACTTACAGGCGCATTGGTTGAAACAGGGAAAGTGTTATACAATTTTACTCAAGACGATACAATAGAATTAGAACAAGATAATAAAGTGATAATTTATGGCTGATTATAAGACAAGTCAACGCATTGGATTTAGTGCCGAACCTTTGAGTTCGTACCAAATTCCTTTGTTTACTAAAGATAGAAGAAACGAATACGTTAATTATGGCGAGGATAATAACTATCCTCAATACTTATGTGATTTATTTAATCGTTCAGCAAAACATAACGCTATCTTGACGGCAAAACAAAAGTGGACTTACGGAAAAGGATTAAAGGTAAGAAAAGACGAGAACTTAGATTCAATGATAAAGGCTCAACAATTATTATCGAAGCCAAATCAATTTGAAAGTCTAAATGACATCTTTAAAAAATTAGCATTAGATAAGAGATTGTACGGAGGTTACGCTCTTCAAATTATTTGGGATAGAGGAGGTCAAAAGATTGCTAAGATTTTTCACGTTGACTTTTCTAAGGTTCGTAGTTCAGTCGATAATTCTAAATTCTTCTACTCAAATAATTGGGCAGATAAAAAAGAAACCATTGTAGAGTTTAACGCATTTAATTCAGACAGAAGAAAAGGTTTACAACTCTATTACTGCAAAGATTATAGACCAACGCTTAAGACTTATCCTTTGCCTGATTACATTGCAGCAGTTCCTTACATTGAGGTAGACGTAGAGATTGCAAACTATCACAGAGCAAACATTCAGAACGAATTTTTCTTTGGAGGTATTCTGAACTTTAATAACGGAGTTCCAACCGATGAGGAGCAAAAAGATTTAGTAAGAAGAATCAATCGCAAACATCAAGGAACTAACAATGCAGGAAGATGGATTATAAACTTTTCGGATGGAGCAGATAAAGCACCGAATGTGATTCCTATTCAGCCTAATGACTTAGATAAGCAATTTGATATATTAAATAAGACGGTTCAAGAAGAATTGTTTGTAGCACATCGAGTTACTTCTCCTATGCTTTTAGGAATTAAAACTGAAGGTCAACTCGGTGGAAGAACCGAGATGGTGGATGCTTACAAGTTATTCGACCTGAACGAGATTAAGCCCGACCAACAACACTTTGAAGAATTGTTTAATTACTTCGCTGCTATAAATGGTTCGATAGATGCTTATGAGATTGAAACTTTAGACGTGCCAGAGCCAACTTTAAGTGAGGCGGCATTGATACAAGCAGCGACTAATGATGAGTTGAGAGAGATTTTAGGCTTACCAATCTTAGACGTTACAAAAACAGAAGGTCAAAAACTTGCAGAAGAAATCGGTAAGCTATCTCCATTAGTTGCGAACAAAGTTTTAAGTTCATTAAGTCAAGAAGAGATAAGGTCAATGATAGGCTTAGGTGGAGTTGTTAACGCAGTGCCAGATGAAAGTGTAGAGGTTAACGCCTTTGCAAAAGAGTGGACAAAGGACATCGAAGTATTTGCCGAATTTGGCGAGAGTGCAGATAACTTTATCGAGTTAAGTTCAAGGTCAGTTCAGTTGTTCGAAGATGTAGAGATTTTCGAAAGAACACTTGAATCAGTTGAGTTGGAATTGATAGACGAGGGAAGGCAAAAATTTGCAGAAATCGAAGCCAATACTCCAGAAGAGAATAAAGTCTTAGAGTACGTTAAGAAAAACCCTATTTCTACCAAAGCAAACATAGCAAGAGAAACAGGATTGACAGAGAGTCAAGTTGAAACCATTATCAATTCCTTAAGAGCGGCATCAGTTCTATCATTAGTTGAAGGTGCTTGGAGTATCAATAATAAAAGACCTTCTAAGGCTTTAGTAGATAGGATAGCTGATGAGATAAAAAGTCTTGAAGTTAAGTACAAATATGTCGGGCCAAAAGATAGTAAGAATAGAGAATTTTGCGCTGCACTTTTAGACCTCAATAAAGTTTATACCAGAAAAGAGATTGATACTATTTCTAAAAGAGTAGGGTACAATGTTTGGAACAAACGTGGAGGATGGCAGACGATAAAAGGTACAGACATTCATCTTCCATTTTGCAGACATACTTGGAACTCGATTTTAACACAGAAAAAGAAAAGATAAATGGCACAAGTTTTATTTATATCAGAAGAGACTCTTAAAGAGAATAGCGTAGTAAGTGCGAATGTTGACCCTAAGTTGTTTAGGTCAGCAATAACAGACGCTCAAGATATGTATCTATTGCCTATCTTAGGAACTAATTTATATAATGATTTAGTTACAAGTGTGAGTGGATTTGCAGTTTCTGGAACTCCTATATCAGTACCTTATCAGACCTTGTTAGATACCTATATTAGACCTTGTTTAGTTAAATACTCGTTGTTTAGAATGGTGATTACGTTAAGTTATAAGTTTCAGAACAAAAACGTAGGCGTAAAATCAAGCGAATTTAGTCAACAAGCGGGCTATTCTGACTTAACCAAGTTAAAGGAACAAAGTTTAAACGATGCAGAAGTTTACGCTGAGAGGTTAAGTAACTTTCTCTTAGCTAATAATGCTACTTATCCGAAGTATTTAACGCAAGAAAACGCAAACATCGCAACTATCTTCCCTAATAAAAACAACTATACAAACGGTATGTTCTTAGGCGATGATTGTGATTGCGATAATATACCCGCAAGAATCAAATATTCTGGAAACACTTTTAGATGTTAATAATATGGCAAGATTAAAAGGTAGTGCAAATAAGAAAAACGAAGAGTTATTAAGAATTTACTTAAGTAAAAATGAATACAAGTCTAAATCAGGTAGTAAAAAAGTTAGAGGGTATAGCGCAAAACCATCTTCAGATAAAGGGGTTTAAGTTCTGCGATGTTGCCGACTTAGAAGCGGAGAGTAGTTTACTTTATCCGTTGCTTTGGTGCGATGTAAGACCTTCTTCATTTGCGACTAAGATAGTAACTCTATCTATACAAATTAGTGTCTTAGACATCGTTCTAAAAGACTTGAGTAACGAGCGAGATGTCTTGAGTGATTGCTTGCAAATTATTTCAGACGTAGTTAACGAGTTGAGAAATCCAAGTGAGGATGAATTTATAATCTCAGATTCAATAACTGCAACTCCTATCAAGGATAGTTATCAAGATGAAGTAGCGGGTTGGAATTGTTTGATTTCTTTAGACATTGCAAACCCTTATAATAGATGCGCAGTACCTTCAATTACTTAAACTTAAAAAAATAATATTTACAATTATGATACTTTTAGAAAAAATTTTAGGCGGTCAAGGATGTTTATTCGTTGACTCAAGTGCGGCAGCAACAGGGAAGAGATTTTACGCCTTAGTCGTGAATGATGATTGTGTATTGACAACGTTATTATCAGCGGGAAATCAAAACTTACTCAGCACTTACAACTTAAGCGGAAAGACTTTAAAAGCGGGGACTTTGATTCCTATGTTTAAAGGAGACCCAATTGCTACAATTACTTTAGCGAGTGGTAGTGTAATGGCTTATGGTAACGAGATAAACTAACTATGATAGGAATAGGCATAGGCATACCTTTTAGAACGAGAGTGGGTGGTGGTGCGCCTCCATTACCATTTGTGTGGGGAACTGCTACGGCAAATAATTGGGGTAGTGCTACTACTCAAACTTGGGGATAACAAAAATAAAAAAATAAAAATATGGCAAACTTAAATGGTCAAAACATAGGCACAAATTATAAAGGTATTCTAAATTTGAATACTTTAAATAGTAATTTGTCGGGGACTTTGCAGGCAATTACAGATGGGGATGGTAATGCAAGCGTTTTAAAACTAAGCAACACTCAAGTATCTATTGATGATGCAGTTTTTACAATTAGGACACACGGGGCTAATGTTGGCTCATCAAATATTTTTGGTTATGGTGCAGGAAATAACACTTTTGCAGGCAACGGTGGGCATACAGGTTTTGGTAAAGATGTTTTACAATCTTTAACAAGTAGTGCGCAATACAATACTGCTATGGGTTATAGTAGCGGCAAGTCAATCAATACAGGAGGCTATAATACTTGTTTTGGTTCGTCAAGTGGTAGTTATTTAAGCGGAGGTGGTTCTAATACAATGCTTGGAAACCACGCAGGCGATGCCACATACAACGGTAATTATAATGTTGTTATTGGCAACTATGCTATGAGTTTATTTGGTGGTGCAGTAGGAACGGCAACCATAAATAATGGGATTTATTTAGGTAATTTTGCAGGTGCATACGATACAAATTCAAATAGATTTATTGTAAATAATACTGATAGAACAGATGCAGCAGGTGATTTAGCTAAATCTTTATTGTATGGCGTTATGGGTGCAACCGCAGCCGACCAAACATTGCGAATAAATGCAGTAGCAGTAACAATGGGTAGTGGTAGTGGTAGTACAAGCAGCTTAAATTTAAATAGCACAACAAGAAATCAAATTATAACTGCTGCAAATGCAACCCTTGAGATTTGGAATAATCCAGCTCTTGAAACGGCAAGATTTACAGGTAATTATGAATTGCTAATTGCAACTACATCAGTTCTCAATTCTTCAACCGCAAAACTTCAAGTAAATAGCCATATTAACGCAGCACTTCCAACAGGAAGAACAGGATTAGTAACTGGAGATATGTATAAAGATACGGCTGCAAATATTTTGGCAGCAGGAGATTTTATAGTAGCAATGAAAGCATAATTAATAAAAATGGAACTAACAATAAAACTAACAGAGCAAGAGGCTCAAATGATTCTATCAGGTTTGGCAGAATTACCCGCTAAACATTCTATTGATTTAATTTTAAAACTTAAAAATGAGTTTGAATCACAAATCAAAGAAAGACAAGACAAAGAAGCAGAAGTAGTAAAGTAAAATGAAAGAGAAATACACTATCTATTTAATCACAGGTTTAATAGCCTATCTTTCGCCAATACACACAAGTTTATTGTTTGTTGGCGGATAATAATATCAAATCTTATGACAATCGACCAAATAATATTAGGCTTGATAGGTTCTGGCGTGGGGATAATTTCCTACTACCTTAAGCAAAATCTAAAAGACTTGAATAATAACCGAGAAAAGACAACGTCTATCGAAAGTAGATTGAGCCTAATTGAGCAACAAACTCGAGAAGAGATGAAGCACTTATCCGAGATTACAAACTCTAAACTTGAAGTTGTGCAAAACGATTTAGGCCATATGAACGCAAACCTTAAGCAGTATATGGGTAACGTTAATAAGTTGTTTGAGATAAGCCAACAGAACACCTTAAATATTGACAGAATGGTTAAGATAATCGACAAGCACGATGAGAAATTCAATAAGTATGATAATAACATTTTAGAGTTTTTTCAAAAATATCAATTGGTTGAGAAATGAAAAGAATAATTGACAATCTTATCGGGTCGTTTGATACGGTAAAAGAGAACGGATTTAGTGCAAGAAAATTAAGTGCCTTCGCTCTTATGGTTTGTATTGCATTCGTTCACTTTAAATGGGTTAATCACGAGAACGTGGCAGAGGTTTTAATTATAGACCTTTGTGGAGTTCTTATCTTGTTAGGTTTGGTTACAATGGAGCAGGTCATAAAACTAAAAAACGGAAGCAATGAAACTATCCAATAGCTTTAATTTAATTGAGTTTACAAGTTCGGAAACTGCATCAAGAAGAGGCATAGATAACACTCCTTCAATCGCAGTAATTGAGAACTTAAGATTGCTTTGTGAGAATGTACTCCAACCACTTAGAGATAAGTACGGAAAGTCTATCAATATCACAAGCGGTTATCGTTCGCCTAAGTTAAACAAAGCAATAGGAGGAAGTTCTACTTCTCAGCATTGTTTTGGACAAGCAGCCGACATCCAAGTTGACAAGAAGGACTATTTAAAGGTTTGGGAGATATTAAAGGCTTTGCCATTTGACCAGATAATTTGGGAATTTGGAAATGAAGGTGCAGCAGATTGGATTCACGTTTCATACGTTGAAGGTAAAAACAGAGGACAAAAAATAAAGGCGGTTAAGAACATATTCGGAAAAACCGAATATCTACCAAAGCAATGAAGCACGGAGAATTGAAACCTCTTACCGAAGAACAAAAAGAGGGTATTAAAAAACACGATGAGAACCGAACCCGACTGATTAAGTTAGTTGAAGAAGACCATAGAAAGTATCCACATAATAAACGCAAGAAATGATATACACTTTACTTGTTTTAACAATTATATCAAATGCCATTATGGATGCAATAATGAGTAACGATGCTTTTGCAAAATATGGAATTTGGTTTAGTAGGGATGGGTGGAAAACTAAGCATACTTTTGCCGATTGGTTAAGTAAGTTTATGCCTAATTTTATTGCGGTTTTTATATCTGGTACTGCTTTAGTAATGTTTACCGAGTTGTACAAATTTGCGAAAATGATTATGATTTTTTCATTTATGATTGCAATATTTGGTTTTACTTGGTGGGCTTTACTTGCTTATGTAGTTTGGGGTTTATTTTTTTCTATTGTTTATGCAATTATTAGATAATATATTAAGTAAGATAATGGAAACTCAAATTGAAATACCTTTAGAAATACCTTTTGAATATGACGAACAATACGGATGGGAATAACCAAGAAATAGCAGAAGAAGTAATTTACGAAGAGTACGATACTCGTGGAGAGATACTTCTTCATTGTTACAACGCCATAGCAGCTACCGAGATGGTAGATACTTATCTAAAAAAAGAAATTAAACAAAAGGAAAACATAAAAAGAAAAGCAATAGATGTCATTGAATATTACATAAAAGAAATTCACGCAGAAATCTTCGATGTAGAAGAAGATGCTGATTAAACCCTAACCTATGAAAAAAGAAGATGTGATTAAGAAAGTAATTGAAGAGAATCTTACAATTACTTCCAACAGGACTTTAGCCAAGATATTAGTCAATCAATACCCAATGTTATTTGGCGACCTTGAAAATGCAAGAAGTCTGGTAAGGTATCATCTTGAGAAGCACGGCAAAAAAAGGGCAAATCCTAACACATCATCTTTTGTTGAGAGGTTAAACGAGTTACGAAAAAGCGTGGATTTAGACGTTAGAGAGCAATCTGATAAAACTCCCTACATCTTTGGGGCTAATTATAACAAAGCCTTAGTTATTGGAGATTTACACTATCCCTATACAGATATAAATAGTCTTAGTTTAGCTTTGGAGTACGGCTACAACAAAGGGGTCGATTGTGTTATTATAAATGGAGATAGTTTAGACTTCAATACCATATCTCGATTCATTTCAAAGCCTAACGAGATGCGAGCGTTAGAACAAATTGAGGGAGTTAAGAATATTCTGATATGGTTAATCAAGACAATGGACATCAAAATAGTTCTTCATTCAGGAAACCACGATAAAAGAATAGAGGACTATGTTATCAGACAAGCACCAGAACTGTACCACAACAACAAGTTAGAAAAGTTATTAATGCTTGACGATTTAAAAGTAGACTATGTCGAAGATTATAGATTTATGCGATTTGGCAATTTAAACATCGCTCACGGACACCACATCGTGAAAGGTATATTTGCCCCTGTTAACCCTGCAAGAGGTGTTTACACGAAGACTAATACATCTACTTTAATATCTCACGTTCATAGGTCAAGTGAACACATTGAAACCGATATGAACGGCAAAGTAGTAGGGTGTTATTCAATTGGTGCAATGACTACGATAAACCCTGACTATAACCCGCAAACAAGTAAACACAACCAAGGATTTGCAGTTGTTGAAAAAGACCCTAACACCAATGATTTTGAAGTATATAATAAGAAGATTATAAACGGCAAAATTCGATGAATCCCAAGTACAACAAAAAGGAACTAATAGTTATAGAATTAATCAATCTGATGTTTAAGATAGCAGGTTATGAGGTTTGCTTTCAAGATGTACTTGAGATGGAAGATGGTTGGTATAATCATTACACAATGACCGAAGAGCAGAACAAGAATTGGAGGGAAGAAGGAGAAAAACTGATTCGCAAAAAACTAAAATATTTAACTAAAGAATCGGCACGAAAAGAGATGGATTGGGTTAACTTGATGTGGGGACTAAAAATAAAAGAACAATGAAAAATTTACTAATTATTAGCTTATTACTATTCTCATCCTGCTACACTAAAAAAGGGGCAATTGAGAAATTCTGTCAGACCGATACTACTACGATAGTGGTAAGAGATACTATTTACACAGAGAGTATAAAAGCAGATACCGCCTTTAGTGAAAGTATAGATTCTGTTATTATCACAAAAGACCGCTTAGTCATAAGATACAAAAAGGTTTACGACAAGATTTATCTAAGCGGAGAGTGCATCGGGGACACAATTTACTACACTAAAGAGGTCAAAGTGCCTCACATTATCGAAAAACCATTCAAATTTAAGTGGTGGATTTATCTATTAATCTTCTTTTCGGGTACTTTTTTTGCTTTGTTCGTTACTAAAAAATAAGTTTTTTTAAAAATAATCTGTTTGAAAATCAAGCAGTTATGGTAAACCTATGCAATATTTCTATTAATATTTATTATTGCTATTGTAAATAATAAATAAACAATTATTTTTGTCCTACAATTAATAACAAAAAATATGGAAAATTTTACCGTAACATTAAAGAAAAACATCAATAACTCTGGCACAAAAACCTATGAGTTCACGTTTAGCAATGTTGATGAGGCATTTGATTTTTTCTTTTTAAAAAGAAGTGAAACTTATTTAGGTTGGACTTCTCTAAAACTATCATTGACATTAACAAGTCCCACAGGATTAGAGGTATCAAAATTCAAACTTAACATTTCTAACGACTAACCAACGGGGGAGCAATCCCCCACTAAATCAAACACAATGACAACACTAAAGATTTTTAGAATTTGGCAAACAACTCAGTTTGGCTTAGGATGCTTTAAAATTAAAGCAAAAGATTTTCAAGATGCTTT